ACCAACTTTATCATTCACATCTTTTAGGATGTCAGATAATTTATCCTGCTCGACTCCAAATACAGCAGCGCCCGCCGCCATATCCTGAAAGACTTCTACAGAAACCCCCGCCACTCTTGAAAGCCGCTCTATTTCATCAGCAGCATCAACGGTAGCTTTGAATAATGTAGTGGCAATTGCAGCCCCAGCCGCAGCCGCAGCAACTCCAAATTTGCCAGCTGTATTAATTGCCTCTCGGGTTTTCTTCTGGAAATCACCAACGCTATTTTTTGCTAGTTTTAAAGCTTTAATTAAATCTGTCGCGTCACCACCCAGATTTATGCCTATATTTGCATCTTGTGCCATTTATTTCACCATGTCATATAAGTTGGAATAGATTTCTATTTCAGGAGGAAGTTGGGACTCGTACCACCACCACCACCCGTCAGGATGTAGCGCCCAAAATTCAGAAGGAGAAAGACCACCAGAGATGGCGGCCTTGAATGCTTGTTTAACTAAACCTTCTTTTTTGCTGGCTTTTTGGTTGGCTTTTTTTTTGGTTTGAAATCACTATTTAGATGTTCCGGCGGAATCATCATTAATAATAATGCTGTTGTTGCATCACCTGAGTTTTTAGCGGCTGCCTCTGACTCAAAGAAGCTAGAATAAACCTCGTTTGCTGCGTCACCAGTGTAACCACCAGCAACTAGAGCGAGGCCGAAAGCCATAGCAAGTTTAGAAAGGTTGATCTTTCCACCAAGCAGGTCTTGGAGCGATACAACCTCTTCGACTTGGGCAATGGCCATTAAAATATTGGAGGAAGGGATTTTATACTCCTTTCCTTTAAAACTTAAATTTACATCTTTAAACACTGACATATTGTAACCTTCTGCGGGTAAGGTAGTTAATTAAACTGCTGCAACGTAAACGTAAGGGCCTGAACTCTGTAATGAGCCACTAAAAGTGATTTTATCTTTATACGACCCTGTTTCTTCATAATTAGGCCAAAAGAAATTACCTGTAACAGTTGACCCATCTTCCCATGTTAAAATAATGGCTTTTTCCTGAGAAAGTCCATCAGCCATGTATTGGTCACGCAAAACAGAGTCTTTTTCTACACCGTCAAATGAAATGTCAAATGTTTGCTCTCCGCCTGAGCTTAGGAATTTTCTAAACCCTACGTCATCATCAGTTGAGACATCAATACCTTCAACACTACAAGTTACGCTTTTTTGCTGAACACCAGCAACTACAGTTCCACCCATCGAGATTGTTAAAGTTCTACCTAATGCTTCTGGCATGATTTTACACCTTTTGTATAGTTAGTTTGAAAGTTGAAACACCATGTTTCGTTTGACCATCGGAATCTGTAAAGACTTCCGATGATAAGTAATAATTTTCAGTGAAAGTATACCCTACTTCTACAAATTTTAGTAAATGCAGTGCATCGAACATTTCACCCTGTATTAATTGAGCCTCTTTTAATGAGTGCGAATCACTCCAAGTATGCAAAGTATAAGTACATTCTCTTGCTGTTGTTGAGTCTGTATCGTCTTCTACGTGGTTAATTTGCCCTATTGCGACATAAGGAAAATCAGTACCTTGTGGTACTTGCTCATAAATAGAGGTAGAAATAACGCCATTTAATGCCGCGTAAATTTGAACAGAAATAATAGTTTCAAAACTCACTTTTTACCCCTTAATCTATTTTTTAATTCTCGTTTCACCATGCCTTCAATCTTTTTCACAAATACTCGCCTAATAATATTCGGCATATCACTTTGAATCTGTAAAACTGCTGGAAAAAAGAACGGGTGAGCGTCCGAGGTAACTGTCCCATGCTCAACAAAGCGCCAATAAAACCCGTCACCTTTAAATAATACAGAAAAAACAGCTTCATTTTTTGCCGATCTTCTTTTTTTAACCTTGATAGATTTCTTTAACGTTCTACTATTTGTCGGAACTCTTCTTTTTGCCTCTTTTGCTATTTCGGCAGCAATACCGCGAACAGTTGCAACATATAAATTAAAAGCTTTTTTAGGTATAAATGAATCAAGTAAATCTTGAATCTGTTCTATACCCGTAAGCTCCATAGTCATAATTTGCTTGCTCACTGAGTTACACCTCTTTCAGCTACAATCTGAAGATATAAATCTCTTTTACCGCGCGTTGGAATTGATCGAATATTATAATACTGCCCATTCCATTCGATACGATGCTTTTCAGTTATATCAAAACGATTACGGACAACAAAGGTATATGTAGAAGGGTTTTCCAGTTGATCAAAGTTATCACGTTCTGACCCTGTCATAGGCTTTGCTTTTGCCCATGTATCTCTAGGAAAAGCCACCCATGTAACAGTTTGACCACCTTGATTATCTGGTACTAAAGTTTCAGCCTCGAATGTAATTATTTGGTCCAACTCTCCAGGTCTAAACATTAGGCCCCCATCTCAACGCGTAATTGATCAAGACCCATTTCAGCCGCATAGTTTCTTTTGGATTTCTCCGCCGTTCTCACTTCGTAGTAGTCAGACACGTATAAAAGCATCGATTGATTTGCTTTCGTATAATCCGCACCACTTGTGATAGACACCTTTACATTTGAGCCCACTGGAAAAGTGGAATCTGGAATAATTTCTTGAAAGTCAGAATCAAAAGTAAAGTCAGTAAATGTCTGAGTTACTTTATCTGCATCAAGGTAAGTAATGCTTGAAACTGTCGAATCTGGATAAGGTAAAACTAAAGTGGAGTCATCGCCAAAATCATCAAACAACACTATAAAGTCAGCGCTTGCAAAGAATCGATTAGCGTATGACTCGCAACGTGAGCGAGCCGCAGCAATAAACAAATTCAACAAGTCGTCATCGATAGTTACTGCATCATCAATTCTGAGCTGGTCTTTAACCTGTGTGAGAGTTATCGGCTCACTAACCGGCTCGGTCTGTCTAATTGTTCTATTGTACGGGTTTAAACTCATTTTTTAGCCTTTTTAACCTTTACTTCAGCAATATAACCATCTTTAGAAAGTCGTTTTGCGTCATCGTCTTTTAATTCAATCTCTTGGCCTTTTTTAACTGAGCCAAGTTTCATGTCATAAAAGGTTTTTAATATTGTAACTTTCATAATGATCCTAAATAAAGGGGCATATTTCAGCCCCTAATAATTAAACGATTGTTGAAAGATCGGCTGTTACGATTGCTTCTGCTCTAAAGATTAACTGAGCAACACGAGCTTCTGCGCGAATTGTTAGTAAGTTTTTAGTAACGTTGTCGCCATCTTGCTCAAACATTTGAATAACAGTGCTTTCGCGATCTACGAACATAGACGCGTCACGAGCCATACAAATTACCGTTTCAGCTGGTACGTTGTTAGATAACACCACAGGTAAACCCCAAAGCATTGGCTGTAAACCACCGTTGATGTAAGACATTGCACCATCAGCGCCGATATAACGATCATCACCAGTACCATTTTTCAATACTTCAGCTGCCTGCCAATCGCTAGGATTAATGTAGTAAACATCAGCATTGTAATCGGCTGCAATAACCGCGTATTTCAATTGGTTAGTGTAATCAAAGAAGTTTGTAGCAGAGCCAACTAAAACCGCTGTACTGTTACTCGCAGCTGTGAAGCCTTGCAAGTTCTGACCAGTACCATCACCAGTAATAACCTGTACTTCAATAGCGTTATTAATGCCGTGAACCATGCGCTTGTCAATGTAAGAGGCTAAGAAAGTTGAATCGGCCATTGCTTGCTTAGAGACTTTAATGAAGTGAGCAACAGTTTTGATTGCCTCGCTTGCTTCTTCAAAAGTCAAAGCGGATTCTGGCTTGCTTGCACCTTCAGCAGTACCGGCGGCGTTATTAGTAAAACCAGCTTCTTTAGAAAAGTAAAGGATGTTTGAGCCAGTTGTACCGCGATTCAAAGTTTGCATAACGTTAATGCGGCGGAATGCACCTTCAACTAAACCAGGTAGCTGCTCATGACGAGAAGTATCGTTACCAGAGTTAACAATGGTATTTTTGAATTCCATTTGAGCGCGGTTATTAGTGCCACTCAAGAAAGACTTGAAACCGTCAGAGGCTACGAATGAAGAACCAAGAGTTAATACTTCGGTTTTTTCGTTAGCGTGGTTAACGCCTTTTTGTAAAAGAGTAGTGACTTGGTTTTTAAGTTCACTTACGACTTCAGCTTGTTTTTCAGCTAATGCTTTAGAGGCTAAAATATAGCTTTTCATTTCTTTGTCGATAGACTCGATATCTTCTTTGGCTTTGATGCCTGAAAGTTTCGCGTTATCTTCAAGTTTTTTATCAATAGAAACTGACATAGAATCTAATGAGCTTTTTAATTCTGCTGCTGTTAATGACATTTTATTTTCCTGTGATTATAATTTAAAGTTTTCAAGTATGTTTTTCATTTCTACTTCTTTTTCTGTTTTACCACAATCACTGTGCAAAACGTTTTTAACTGCTGAGACAATCGCTGTCGCTTCAGTTTGTGACAAGCCGAAACTCTTGCGAATCGTCTTCTCGATGTCTTTTAATGATTTACTTTCCGATAATGTTTTCAAGTTATCTTCTTTATCTGCAAAATCAATGTTAAGTGATTTCATTGCTGAAATGCTGTTCTGGGATAACATTCTAGGCTCACAAGGGTTAACTGTCAATGTGTCGCGCATTAGAGGCCATTCTGTTATGTCTCCGTTGTCGCTAACCTTAGTCTTTCCCGCTACTGCTTCACTAGAGTTGCCAACCAAACCTTCAGCTATTAGAGGCTCGATGTACTCCATATACCTCGCTCTACGATTTAAAACACGCTCGACAAATACACCTCTTTCATCAATCTTAGCTGTTTTCCAATCAACGAAACCTAGTATCTCGTTTTTATCCATGCCCATGTCATCAGGGTCAATACCATGCTCAAAGTCAACATGTAGAAACGAACTCTTAGTGTAAGAACTTTCTAGTAATGTCTTGGCTGAGAATCTCTCACCCACTAAATCATTACCGCCGAATAGAATAATGTAGTTACCTACTCTTAATTCTGTCTCGGTCGTGCTAATTGCTTTTAAATTATTGCTCATTATTCATATCACCTTTCTTTAAAGTTTCGGCTGGTTGTAATGAGCCATTTAAAAATATAACGTCACCGCCGTCTTGGGGTGGCAATCCTTCCTGTAATCTTGCTTCATTTGGGGTGTAAAGACCTGCATTAACTCCCTTAGATAAAGTTTCAATTCTTGTTTTCTTATCTGCTCTTAATACTGAGTCAAAATTAAACTCAATATCTATTTTCTGCCATTCCGATTCATCCATAAGGATTTTTTTAAGGCTTGATTCGATTCTTTCCAGGTAAGGACGTAGACCCAATTTATAGAATCCCTCCATTATCTGAGCAATACCAGACCCCCAAGCAGTTGTGCCGGCTAAATCATTAATCAATACTGAAGGAACGCCCATAAATCGCGCTATGTCTTCAAGCTGGAATCGTCTATTTTTCAATAGCTCCATATCTTGAGGACTTAAGCCTGTTTGCGTGTAGTCCATACCCATCTCAAGTACGAATAAATTGTTCCCATTCTTACCTTTTTTATTTAAA